CGTTGGAACTTATAAAACCTTGTCAGCAGGAGCAACTGAATTAATTATTTCCGATAGTGGTATAATAAATGATAGTACAGTTGATTTTTATGCATCAGAATATGGGGTTGCTCCGACAGGTGCAAACGTTGAAAGCGGTAAAATTACGATAACTTTTGATGCTCAGGAAAATGATATTGATATTAAAGTGGTTGTTAGATGATAGGAGGTGCCTAATATGAGTATAATGTTTGGTTCAGCTAGAATAGGTGAAAACGGTAAAGTAACAGATGGTGCAAAAGGTGACCAAAAGCAAACAAGTTCTATAAATGATACTAAAGGCGAGGTATCAATACAAGTAATGTATAAGCACGTTAAAGGTTGGTTGGTATTCAGGCCGAAAACAATAGCTCATGCAAATAAAATAGCAGAGAGAATGACAGCTGCTTGTAATAATAGTAATATAGGTTATAACCAAAATGAGCGTTTAGGAATAGTAACAAATGGCATTGATACAAAAGTAAAAACTAATGCAGATTGTAGTTCTACAGTTAGAGAGTGCATAAAAGAAGCTACAGGAAAAGATGTGGGTAATTTTACCACAGCAAATGAAGCCAGTATATTAAAAGCATCAGGATTGTTTGAAGATTCATTTGAGTATGTTTCGCAGGAAAAAACACCAGTATATAACGGCGATGTGTTAGTGACAAAAACAAAAGGCCATACAGGAATTATATGTAGTGGTAACCCAAGAATAGAAGCAACAAAAACAAAATCAGAGAATTATAAGACGCCAGAACCAACGCTTAAAAAAGGAAGTGCAGGAACGCAAGTAAAATATTTACAAATAGCTTTAAATAAGTTAATCAAAGCAGGTTTAGTTGTTGATGGTGATTTTGGTTCTAAAACACAAAAAGCTTTGATAAATTGGCAGAGTTCAAGCGCATTGACAGCTGACGGAATATACGGCGAATTATCACAAGCGCAAATGAAGAAACAGTTAGCAAAGTATAATTAAAATTATTTTATTACGGGGGGAAGTTAATGAAATATAATAGTTGCGATGATGATTTTGTAATGGTATGCGTAAATTGTAAAGATTGCAAATATAAACACGATAAATTATTTTGCAATAATATGTATTCGGACTTCTACAAAGATGAAGTAGATGCAGGTTTTTGGTGTGATGAATTCACAAATAAATAAAGACATAAGAAAAATGTTTAAGCGAAAGGAGGTGAAAAAATCCTTCTGAAACTGAATGTTATAACTTGTTACAATTTGTCTTTATTTAAAATAGAGTGCAAACAAGTTTTATGTTTTTGTCTGTAAATAAATGAAAGTAACCATAATAGTATAGTTTCCTTTTCCGTTTGTTTGCACTCTATAATAAAAAATAAGTGAGGTAGAAATGATTGCAGTATGTTTAATAATATTTGTTATATCAGTTATATTTGTTTGTTCTGAATTATATGATATAGCAGATGAAATAAATAAAATGACAAGGGTGTTAAAAAGCTTAAAAGAGAATGAGAATGAAAATGAAAATAAATAATGGAGAAAAGAAAAAATGAATAATGATATAATTACAGTGTTAATCTTAATTCTATTTTTTAATATTTTTGGTATTGTATTAAATTCATTATTTTTTGGCAGAAACATCAAGAAAGCTAAATCGTTTATTAAAAATAGAAGAGGAGTTAAGAACAATAAGGTTTAATATACAGATAACAATTCATATTTAAAAATAATTAACGAATATATTGGTGAAATAACAAAAGAAAAGTTAGAAGTGATTATTAAATTAATTAAAAAAATAAAATAAAAATAAGTAAGAAAATATATTAGTGAATAAATAAAATAATAAACACTAGTGCTTAATAAGTATATAAAAGATATATTATAAAAAAAAACAAAAGGATACTTTCGTGTACTAAAGTAAAGAGTAAAAACCTATCGTATTAAAAAGGAGGACAATATGAGTAGTAATGTACCAGAGGAGAATATTATATTAACAGCTTTTAAAGATATTCCATATGCAGTACTGGATGAAGATATTTCTGGTACTTTACGGAATGAGTTCTTTCAGGAATTAGGTGAGATAAAGCATTATTATAAAGCATATGATAGAGGTATAAAATTTACAACAGAAGGTAGTGGCGGAGATTATGTGCCAAGCAATATAAGGTATAAAAAAATAAGAAAAATAATAAATGATGAAGCACGTTTTATGTTTAGTTCTCCACTTGATGTAATAATAAATAAAAATGCTAATGGTTCAGAAGAGGAAAGAAATGCAAATACAATAATAAATGATTTTGTAAACAGAGTATTATATAAGAATCATTTTAATAGTAATATAATAAAAGCTGCAAAGGATTGTTTTGTAAGTAAGAGGGTTTGTATAGTAGTAAACTTTGATTCTGAAACAGGAATAAAAATAAACTTTTTAAATGCAACAGAATTTTACTATGAAATAGATGGCGATAATTTAACTAAGTTAGTTGCTTTCTTTGTAGATGTAGAAAGTGCAAATGCATCAGAGAGAAGAATAAGAAAAAAGACTTATGAGATGGATAACGGTTATTGCTGGATAAATGAAAAGCTTTATGATGGTGCCGGAAATATGTTAGAGGAATTATTTCCAATGCAAAAGTCTTTGCTTACCAGTATACCAGCATGGATAGTTTTTAACGATGGTTTAAGTAACGATGTAAGAGGAGAATCAGATGTATACCATTTATTAGATTCAGAAGCGGCTTACTCAAGATTGGCAAATGCTGACATAGATGCAGAACGTAAAAGTATGAATCCAATAAATTATACTATTGATGCAAGTGTAGAAAGTACAAGTAATTTAAGCACTTCACCAGGAAGTTTTTGGGATATTCAAAGTGATGATAATGGTGCAGAACAGAAAAATGCTTCTGTAGGAAGATTAGAAAGTTCAATGTCTTATTCTGCAGCATTAAGTTCTACACTTGAAAGAATAGACAACCAAATGCATAGTGATATGTCGGTTCCTAATATTGATTCTGAAAAGCTGCAAGGAGTAATTACTTCAGGTAAAACAATACAAGCTCTTTATTTTCCATTGCAAGTTCGCTCAGATGAGAAAATGCTTGTATGGCAATCTGCTTTAGAATCTATGGTAGATATGATTTATACAGGAGCTTTACAATATCCGCAATCAGCAAGATTCTATACAGATGAAACATTACCAAGGATAGAAATAGAAGTTACTATTGAAGCTAATTATGCGTTACCTACAGATGAGCAAGAAGAAAAGGCAATTGATATTCAGGAAGTAACAGCTCAAGTAATGTCTAGGAAATCATACATGAAGAAGTGGAGAGGTTTGACAGATGAGGAAGCAGATGATGAATTAAGACAGATTGCTTTAGAAAGAGAAATACTTGAAGATAGTATGGGTAACGATATGAATTATAGTGATGATACTACGACTGTTGAGGATATAAATACAGATAACAATGTTTCACAAGATGATTACCAGAAGTCACAGAATGACTCAGGTGACCTTGAAGATACTTTAGTTGATTAAATATAAGGCAAATAGTTAAAATGCTTCTATCAGTCAAATATGAGCTTACAGAGGTATATGTAAAATGTCTGGAAAACGTAAGGTAAGGTTTAGTAAATCAGAATCAGCTAGAAAAGCGATAACAAAACAGCAATTAAAAGAAATAAACAAACTGTATCAGAATGTTTATAAAGAGATGGAGCAGAAACAAAAAGCTTTGGAAAGCAAAACTACATATTCTTCTGGTATTCAAAGGTTGTATTTAGACCAATTCAAAAAGGATATGCAGGCTGAAATGTCAAGAGTAAATGCTCAAGTAAAAAATATCTTAGAAGATGGAGCTGTAAAAGTAGCAGAAGCAGTTGTTAATGAAAACAATGAGCTTCTAAAATCCATGGGTTTATTTATAAATGGTGCTTTTTCTTATGTCCCCACAAATGCAGTAAGAGCAATAATAAATGGAAGTGTATATAATGGTCAGTGGACTTTGAGTAAAGCGTTATGGGGTAGTAATCAAAAGAATATAAAAAGTATTGAAAATATAGTTGCCGGAGGTTTAGCAGGAAACAAACCGATAAAAGAAATCTCTAAGGATTTAATGAGCTATAGTAAATCAGGAAGTGCAAAATATAATGCTACAAGATTGGCAAGAACGATGAGCAATCATGCCTATCAAAAAGCGTACCAAATGACAACAGAGAAAAATCCTTTTGTTGAAGCTTATCAGTGGAATAATGGAACTTCGAATACGTGTCCTTTATGTATTGATTTGGCAACGCAAGATAGGTTTGGTTTAGGGAATGGAGTGTTCCCAAAAAATGAAGTACCTTTAGACCATCCAAACGGCTTTTGTTATATAACAAGTATTATGTCAAGCCGTGATGATGTAGACAAAGCTTTGTTAGATTGGATAAATGGTACTGGTGATGTTGGTATGAATCAGCAATTAGATGAATTTGCAAGAGATATGGGGTTTATGCCACAGGTAGTAAAGAATGCAGTACAAAATTCACCAAAGACAAGTGCAGCTCAGTTTGGTACTGATAAATGGTACAATACGAATTTTAAGAAAATAACAAAAGAAATGACTCAAGAGCAGAAAGATGAGCTAGTTAAAGGCTTGAAAAACGGTGCTGATGGATGGCAAAAGGCTTTCGCAAAAGTATCAAAGAGCAGCAAATTTAAAGGACTTGTAAATGAGAAAAGTGGTTCTTTTTATAGTCCATCACTTAAAAATATCAATATTGATTTAGCAGCAATCCAAAAGCAAGCAGAATCTCATGGCTTAGAAAATAAAATGCATACGTTATTTCATGAAATGGGTCATGCGATTGATGATTATGGGACATATAAATATTCGCAGTCGGTTAAATTTACAAAGGCTTTTAAAGATGATGTAAAAAAGATATTTGCTGACTACGAAAAAAGTCGTGGAGTTTTTGATACTAAATTTGCTACATTGAAAATGAACAATAATTCAAGAGGAATACAAGATATTTTTAGTGGTTTGAATAATGCAGAAAAGGTTGGCGGAGCAAAAAATCCATTCTATGAAAGAAAACTTAGAGTTGGTTGGAGCCATAGCGACGATTATTGGACAAGAAGAGATGTCGAGGCTGAAATGAAGTCAGAATTGTTTGCACATTTATCAGCAGCACAAGCAAGCCCAACACAAAGGAAGATGATGGAGCAGTGGTTTCCAAATTCATCATCTGCATTTGAGGATATATTAAAATAAATAACCGTTTACTTTTTGCTTATAATATGTTATAATAAAATAAATAAAATACCTAGGAGGGAATAAAATGAAAAGGATAATAAAAATTATGAAAGAACAGTTGCAAAAATTGATAGACCAATATTGGGATAAGTTTGGTGAAGGTTATCCACTGGAAATGGTACAAGAGACGCAAGATGAATCAATTGCAAGTATCAAAAAGTGCTTAAAGCAAGGCAAACCATTGAAGATTGATTCTAGCGATGGAAAACTTTTTTAAAAAGTTTAAAAAAAGGGGGTTTACATTTCATTTTATCTGTGTTATAATATAATTATCAAATAAATAAACAACAAATACCTAGGAGGGAAAATAATATGAAGATTTTTAAAAAGAACTTTGCAATAACAAAGTCAAAAACAGGAATGATGTGGAATGTAGAATACAATGACAATGGTGATATTTATACATTGCCACAATACACAAAGTCTTGGACAAGAAAAGAAGTTTTAGAAGATGCTTACAACGAAATGAAAGCAAGATTTAAATAAATAAAATAAAAATTATCAAGAGGATTGAGTCGGGAATAAAATTTCCCGGCTTATTCTGTTTATGGAGAAAATAAAATGGACGAAAATAAATTAAAAATAAAATGTGATGAATGTGATTATGAGTTTGATATAAGAACACAGGATATTAAAACTGTGGAAAATGTAAAGTTTACAGACAAAACATTTAGCATCACATATTTTAAGTGTGAGCAATGTGGTAAAATCTACATTGTTGAATTGTTAGATTACAAAGCAGAGAAAATGAAAAATAGATATTTAGCTATTGCAGAGAGTATTTCAAAAAAACAAGCGAAAGGTTTTAAAGTTTCAGAAGCAAGAATGCAGGAATTAAAAAAAATAAAACAAGATGCAATTAACTATCAGCATTGGTTGGTAGATAATTATAAAATACCACAGGAATTATTTGTGGAGGATTAAAATTTGTGACCGACACATAAACCGGATAAAAGAAAGGAAAAAGAAAATGAAAAACGAAGCAATTGAAAGAATTCTTAGTGTAGAAAATGAGAGACCGTTGCTCAGAATGAATCTACAGCATTTTGCAGATGGTGGCAATGATGATGTAGATGAAAACAATGATGATTCAGATGATGGAGACGATGATAATCCAGATGATTCAGACAAAGACGGAGACGGAAGCAAAGACAATAAGAAGTTTACTCAGGACGAAATGACTAAGGTTGCTACCAGAGAAAAGAAGCAAGGTAGAAAGTCAGCGTTCAAGGAAATGGGGTTTAAAGACGAGGCAGAAGCTAAGTCTCAGCTAGATGCATTTCGTGAGTGGCAAAAGTCACAGCTTTCAGAAGATGAAAAACATCAGCAGGAAATTGATAATGCAAATACAGCAACCTCCGAAGCAGAGAAAAGAGCTCAAGAAGCAGAGGAAAAATTAGCAGTAGTAATTGCAGGTGTTAGAAAAGATTCTATTGATGATGTTTTAGCAATTGCAAGAGTAAAAGTAACCGAAGATAAATCCTTAGATGTTGTTCTTGCAGGTATGAAAAAAGAGGACAGGTATAAGAGTTTTTTCGAGTCAGAAGATTCTGGTTCAAATAATGGAACTGGGTCTGGTTTAAGTCATAAGAAAGGCTCTAATAAAAAGGATAACATTGGTGCTAGACTTGCAAAGGCGCAGATGGGAAACAGCAACAATAAAAAGAGCAGTTATTTCAATTAAGGAGGAATGAAAAATGTTAAATCAAACAGGCATTAGTTCCAAGAGTGCAGGAACTAGAAAAACAATTCTTTACGATACTAAATTATTCTTTGCATTGTCTATTGTGTTGACAGGTGATGCAGGAACATATTTAGCAGGTACACCGATTAGCGGTGATTTATCAAATAGAAACACAGCTTTTACAGTTGGTGGAGATAATCCGGTAGCAATTCTTGAGCATGATGTTGTAATCAAAGATGGTGAGACTACAGCAAATGCAGGAGCAATTATTTTCGGTTTTATTGACGAAGATAAGCTCGATTCTACAGTAACGGCAATGCTCACAAGTGATGTAAAAGCAAAGCTCACAAAGATTACATTTTGCAAATAATTAAAAGGAGGAAATGACAATGGCAAGTATTTTTGAATTAGTAACTTCCGATGCTATTACAGCATATTGGGAGACAGTTGCTTCTAACAAGATTGCTTATATGGGCGAGGAGTTATTCCCGTCACAGCAGAAGTTAGGTTTAGACATTAAGTGGATTAAAGGAGCGCATGGACTTCCGGTTGTATTAAAGCCGAGTGCATATGATGTAGCTGCAAAGAAGCGCGATAGAATTGGTTTTGAAAAACTTCAAATGCAGATGCCGTATTTCAAAGAAGCTACTTACATTGACGAGGAACTTCGTCAGGAACTTAATATGGTTCTTGAGTCTGGTAATCAGGCTTACATTGATTCAGTAATGACTCAGGTGTTCAATGATGAAGAGAATCTTTTGGAAGGTGCAGCAGCACAGCGTGAGAGAATCCGCATGATGGCTCTTACAACTGGTGCAGTTAGTATTTCAGCTAACGGTCAGGATTATGATTATGACTATGGTATTCCGGAGAATCATAAGGTTAACGTAACCAAAGACGATGGTTTTGGTAAGGTTGCATGGAGTGATGCAGATGCCACAATTGTTGATGACATTAGAAACCTTCAGGACAGAATTGAGGACGAAGTTGGTGTAAGACCAGTAAGAGCAATTTGTTCAAGAAAGACATTTGGTTATATTCGCAGAAATAATGAGATTCGTCAGGCAATCAATGGTAGCGATGCAACTTCTCCGGTATCTGATTCTAAGGTTATTTCTTACCTTAAAGATGAGCTTGGGCTTACAATTGTAGTGTATGCTAAAAAGTATATTGATGAGTCAGGTACAGAGGCAGCTTATGTTGCAGATGATTTGTTTGTAATGTTCCCGGAAGGAAATCTTGGAACTGGTTGGTTTGGTACTACTCCGGAGCAGAGTGACTTACTTAGTGGTACTACAGCTAATGTTTCAATTACAGATACAGGTGTTGCAGTTACAACTTCTAAGAAGGTAGACCCTGTAAATGTAGAAACTAAAGTATCTATGATTTATCTGCCGAGTTTTGAAACAGCTAATCAGGTCGGTATCATGGACGTAGCATAGGAGGTTACAACATGGCGTTTATAAAGATTAAAAAAGCCGGTAAGGGGATTTTATCTATCCCCTCCGGTTCTTTAGACAATTATATTAGAAGTGGCTGGGAGCTTTTAGAAGGCTCTACAAGCGATTCTGATAAAAAGCCTATAAATACTAAAGCTGAAACCACAAAAGCCCATATAGAGCAATCTGGAGCTTCTGAGGACAATTCAAATGACCAAAAAGATGAGTGGGACGAGGTTGAAGCTGAGGAAGAAACAGAAGAAAAGTCTATAGACGAAATGAATTTGCAGGAGCTTCAAACAAAAGCAAAAGAGCTTGGTCTTAATATAAAGAATCTTAATACTGTAGGAGCATTAAGGAAAGCAATTAAGAAAGCTCAGTAAGGAGGTGCAGGAATGGCACTATCCGACAATATTAATAGAATGAAAATAATTCTTAGGGAAGAAGATTGCCCATATTTTTCAGATGAAGAACTACAGTTTTATCTGGTGGAAAATGATGGTAATGTCAATAATACATTATATCAATGTTTTTTAATCAAAGCAGAAGATACTACCTTGAACGTAACTGGTCTGACTTGTGCAGATACTTCTAAATATTTCAGAAGATTGGCTCAAAGATATAGACCTAATAATTCAGGTATCTTGCAAGGGGGTTGATAATATGCAGCCCGGAAAATTCCTTGAAAGTAAAATAAAAAGACAATTAGATTTTAATGGTATAATGTATAATTTTATAGGTGTAAAAGAAAATGAATACCATGAATTGGTAGAAGATGAAAATGTAGTTGAAATAAAAGGAATATATCATGAAAGTAATTCTTATGAATCAGAAACAGTTGCTACAGGGTCAGTGACGCACAGTAAGCCACAGCCTATGATTTTATGTTTATGGCAAGATGCTTTAGAAATAAATGCAGGTTATAAAGTGCAGCACGGAAACAAGAACTTTGAAGTAATTGCAAAGAATGATATTCAAGATTATGGAATTGCATGTGATATTTCTTTGAAGGAGGTCTGATAATATATGTCAGGTTTTACCTTTAACTCAGCTTCTCTATTAGGTGGTTTAGAAGAGATGTCGAGAAAGCAGACAGCAGTATTTGTTAAAGTGCAAACAGAAGCCACAAAATTAGAGGATTATGCAAAGCAAAAAGCCCCATGGACTGATAGAACAGGACAAGCAAGAAGAAGTTTAAATGCTTCGGTATCAGCAATAAATAATGGCTTTAGAATAACATTATCTCATGGAGTTGATTATGGTATTTGGTTAGAATTAGCCCATGAAAAAAGGTTTGCGATTGTTATGCCAGCTATTAAAGCCAAAGGTCCACAAATTATACAAAGTTTTGAGGGGTTTTTAAATAAATTATAGAGGTGATAAATATGGCAACTTTTGCTGTATGGGATAAAACTCAAAAATATTTAGAGGAAAAAGGATTTTTAGTATATCCACCAAGTACCAAAAAAGGTGAATGTACAGAAGATTATTTGGTGTTAGCAGATGCAAATACAACTCAAGCAGAAACATTTAGCTCAGAATATCATTATTATGAAGTTTTATGTTATTCAAAAACTTATACTGGGGTATTAAAATTAAATGATTCAATGAAACAAGCGATGAGTGAGTATGCACCGCAGTTAATGCCAACAGGAAATGAGACACAAGCTTATTATGATTCAGAAGTAAAGGCTTTTATGATTAGCGTGGAATATCGTGCTAATTGTAGAAATAAAAATTTGTAAGGAGGAAATAAGATGGCAGAAACTAAAGTAAAGCGTGGCACAGAAGTTGCTACTATTGATGTTACATTAGTGACAGTACAGACTAATGATTCAGAGACAGAAATTGCACTTGATACAGCAAACTCTATTGCAGTGACAGTCAATTCAGAGACAGAGGATGCTGTAAAACTTATTATTAAGGGTAAGTTAAAGGCTCAGAAGCCTGAGACAATTACGGTAACAGGAAATAATATTGTTCTTACTGACAATGTATTTAATCCGGAAATGGTTCAAATACTTCAAGGTGGTACAGTTGAATATGATGAATCAGGCGCATTTAAATCATATACACCGCCTAATGCAGGAGAAGATACAGATGTAACCCCGTTTACTCTTAATGCTTATAGTGCTATTTATGGTGCTGATGCGTTGATTAAGGGTTATGAAAAAATCAGCTATCCTAATTGTCAAGGACAGCCGGTAGCATTATCAAGTGAAGATGGTTCTTTCAGAGCTCCTGAATATACTATTAATAGTGCACCGGATGTAGGGCAGCCACCATATAAGTTAGAGATTGTAGCAGAGCTTCCAAAGGTAGAAGAAGCAACATCTCAGGCTGACCAGATTAGCGTATAAAAAGTAAAGGAAAAATAAAAAATGGATGAAAATAAAATTTTAAATATTACAAGCATTGCAGACCTGCAGAGTTATTCACAAGGCACAATAGTAGAACTTCCACCATTTGCAGAAGGGCAACCATTTGTTGCAAGATTGCGCAGACCTTCAATGCTTGCGTTAATGAAGAATGGGCAAATACCTAATAGCTTAATTAGTAAAGCGCAACAGCTTTTTGATGGCGATAGTAAATCATTAGAGGGTGACGGTGCAATGTCGGAAGTTATGGGTGTGTTAGATGTAATGGCAGAAGCAACATTTTTACAGCCGACTTACAAAGAAATAAAGGATGCGGGAATAGAATTAACAGATGAACAATTAATGTTCGTTTTTAACTATTCGCAACAGGGTGTGAAAGCACTCGAATCTTTTCGTTGATTCAGAAGAAATCATATTGTTAGCAAGTATGTGTAATGTGTATAAGGGCGTGTTACCAAGTCAATTGATGGATATAACAGACCCTTATACAGCTTATTGTTTTAATCAAATGATGCTTTACTTAACAGCACGTTTGGAAAAAGGTGATAAACCGATAAAAAGAAATCAAATAAAAAACGAAAAGACAGGAAAGTTTGAAGAAAAACATTTAAGTTTATTTAGTCAATTATATAGCAAGTATAATAATTAACAGAAGGGAGGTGCTATCAATATGGCAGTAAATATGGGTACAGCAGTTGGATATTTAGACTTAGACACAAAAGGATTCACAAGTGGGTTTAGTACAGCATCGGCTAGCATGAAAACTTTTTTTAGCCAAGAGTCTACGTTTTCAGGAAGATTGCAAAGCTTAGGTGGAGCAATGACTTCAGTTGGTAGCACTTTAACTAAAACAGTTACAGTTGCAGTTGCAGGAGCAGGAGCGGCAATTGTAAAAGCCGGGTCTGATTTTGAATCAGCAATGTCGCAAATAGCCGCAACAAAAGGGACTACGGTAGATGCAATTCAAGATATTCAAGAAAAAGCAATTGAGATGGGTTCTACCACTTCATTTTCTGCAACAGAAGCTGCTGAAGGATTAAATATTTTGGCAATGGCTGGACTAGATACAGAAGAAAGTATTGCCGTAATTCCTGACGTATTAAATCTTGCAGCAGCCGGTTGTATTGACATGGAGAGTGCAGCTTCATATGTGACTGGTGCGATTAAAGGCTTTAATGATTCAATGGAAAATTCACAATATTATGCCGATTTAATGGCAAAAGGTGCTTCTCTTGCAAATACTGATGTTAATGGTTTAGGTGAAGCCCTTTCAAATGCTTCTTCTAATGCAAATTCTTATGGGCAGAACGTTGAAGATACAACAGTCGCATTGTTAAGATTGGCGGAACAAAATGTTACTGGTGCGGAAGCATCAAATGCATTGTCAAGAGCTATGGCCGATTTATATACGCCTACAGATAGTGCAGCAAAAGCACTTGATGAGTTGGGTGTTTCAGCATATGACAATGCGGGAGCAGCAAGGGACGTAAATGAAGTTATTGATGATTTAAATGCTTCTTTGTCAGGCATGACAGATGAACAAGCTAATGCTTATAAAAATACAATATTTTCTACTTTTGGTTTAAAAGCATTTAATAAAATGACAGTATCATCTGCTGAAAAAGTGCAAAGTTTTAGGGATGAACTTTCTACAGCTTCTGATACATTATCAGGAATGGGCTCGGCATATGATATGTCACAAACTCAATTAGACAATTTACAAGGTTCTTTTACTCTTTTTAAATCAGCTCTTGAGGGATTGGAAATAAGATTATATAATCTTAAAAATGAGGGGTTGAAAAGTATTGTAGATTTTGCCACAGGCGTTCTTGATAAATTAAATTCCTTAGACGAAGGAACGCTTGAGTTAATTGAGAAAATAGCATTGGTAGCAGCAGCAATTGGGCCAGCTTTAATTATTGGTGGGAAAATAACAAGCTTAATTGGCACGATAGCCGACAATTTTGTAATTTTACAAAGCACTCTTTCTGGTTTAAGTTTTGAAGCAATTTCCAGTGGTTTTACAACTCTAATAACAACTATAGGTGGTTTAGTTGCTATAATAGCTGTAGTAGCAGGAGTTATTAGTGCATTTAAGGATGCATGGGATAATGACTTAAATAATATTCAAGAAAATACACAAAGTATAATTGATAATATTAGCAGTTTATTTAGTGGGTTTGTGGATGTTGTAAAAGGTGTAATTGGTGGGATAATAGAAGCCTGGAATGATGATTGGGGAAGTTTGAAGTCTACCACAGAAGAAATAATAACAGAAGTTATTCAAACTGTATCAGATTCAGTTCAAAACATAGTAGATTTTTTCAGTGCTATAAAAGAAGCATGGGATAATAATACAAGTGGTATCAGGTCTAATTGCAGAAAAGTATTTAATCAAATATCGGATATTATCAGGGAAGTTGTAAAGATAGTAAAAGATATTTTTGGTGATATTTCAGATGCATGGAACGAAGCCACAGGCGGTATGGATTCAGATACGCAAGGAAAAGTTGATTCTGTAGTCGGTATAATTTCCGCAGGATTAGGATTGATTTTAGATGCATTACAGCTTTTGACAGACGGTTTAAAAATTGTCAAAGATGCTTGGGACAATGACTTTTTAGGCATGCAAACAATTGTTACAACAGCATTTTCTGTAATTGGAACAGTTGTCTCAACTTTTATTGATACTTTTAGCGGTATTATTGATGCAATTACACAATTATTAAATGGGGATTTTGCAGGGGCATGGGAAACACTTAAAAGTACTTTTTCTAATTTAGTAGGGAATATCGGTACTATTTTAGGTACTTTATGGAGTACTATAAAAACTGTTTTTGGAAAGATATTGAGTACGATTGGTGAAATATTAGGTAGTTTAGTTTCAAAAGCAAAAGAAAAAATTACAGAGTTTGCAGAGAAAATAAAAGAAGGTGCAAAATCAGCAGTTACAAAATTTATTGAGTTTATAAAACAATTACCTTCAAAAGTAGCTTATTATCTAGGTTATGTAATCGGTAAAGCAGTTTTGTTTGTAACACAATTTCCAGCAAAAGCAAAAGAAGCAGGGCAAAAGTTTATTACTTATTTGATAAATTTCATCAAACAGCTTCCTGGGAAGGTTGCAACATTTTTATCTAATGTTATTACAAAAACAAAAAACTTTGTGACCAATTTTGTAAATCACGCAAAAACAGCGGGATTGAATTTTTTACAAAAGTTAATCACAGGTATAAGCCAAGCACCTGCGAAAATAGCAGCAATGGCAACAAGTATGTTAAATGCTATTAAATCATTGCCTAGTAAATTTTTAACAATTGGCGGACAAATAATACAAGGTGTTATAAATGGTATTAAATCTAAAGTTTCCAGTGCTATCAGTGCGGTGAAAAATTTTGCAGGAAATATTGTCAGTGGTTTTAAGGATGCTTTAGGGATTGCTTCACCTTCTAAAGTTGCTAAAAAAGAAGTCGGTGAACAAATTGCCAACGGTGTTATTGCCGGTATTGATGCAAAGACAAAGGCTGGTAAGCTAAAGGCTAAAAAATATTCAGAGAACCTGATATCAGCTGCAGAAAAGAAATTAGATGCTCTTGAAACTTATAATAAAATAACAACAAAGCAAGAGGTAACTTATTGGAAAACTATTTTGAAAAAGATGAAAAAAGGAACCAGCGACTATTTGACAGTGTATAAAAAATATATTCAATCCATAGAAGATGCTAATTCAGAAGCTTATTCTAATGCAGAAACAAAATTAAGCAATTATAAGGTTTACTATGATACTTCTTATAAATATGAAATGGATTATTGGGATAAAGTTAGAAAGCAATTTAAAAAAGGAACACAAGAAAGAATAGATGCTGATGAAAAATATCTTGAAGCAAAACAAAATTATTATGACGCAATTAAAGAATTAGATGAACAATATCTTGAAGACCAGCAAGAGATATATGATACATTAAAGGACGATGTTCAAGATTTAATGGATGCCTATAACGATGCTCTTGAAAGCCGGACAAATGCTATTATGGATAGCTTTAAATTGTTCGATTCTTATACGCAGAAAGACGCAGTGACGGCACAAACATTAATTGAGAATTTGCAAAGCCAAGAAGAGGCAATGCAATTATATACAGATAATTTAAACGCTTTGTATGCAAGGCAGTTGCCAGATGATTTTTTAGAATCAATAAGGGATGAAGGTGTAGATGCTACACAAGAAATAATTGCTTTAAACAGTATGACCGATGAGCAATTAGCTAATTATGTTGAAATGTGGCAGAATTTAAATAAGCAAGCGCAAGAGCAAGCAACAATTGATTTATCAGGTTTGAAGGAAGAGACAGTTACCCAGATTGAAGAGCTAACTAATACAGCTAATGATGAATTAGCAACCTTAAAAAAGACTTATGAAAAGAATCTAAAAGAATTAGGCACTACAGCTAAAAAAACAGCGGCAAGCTCAGGAAGTAAAACAACAAAAGCCCTTGCGAATGCAGTTAAAAAAGGTACCAAAGAAGTTACAAATAATGTAGCCGCTTTGAAGAATTCTGTATTAAGTCAATTAAATGCATTAGCGTCAAGTGCGGCAAGTATTGCCAGTGAAATTAGCTCTACTTTAGCAGGTATATCGGCAGATGCCTCGAGCATAACAATTCCTACTATTAAAACATCAGGAAGTCATGCAAATGGTTTAGATTATGTGCCATATAACGGATATATAGCACAACTTCATAAAGGTGAGGCAGTCCTTACAGTTGAGGAGAATGCTAATAGGAATAACAACTCAAGTGGAAATAGCTTTTATTTCTATGGCACTCCACCACTAGACGAAAAAGAAACAGCGCGACAAATGAAATTAGCACAACAACAATTAGCAATGGGATTTTAAAAAGGGGTGTAACTTAATGATAGAAGATTTGATTATTACAAACAAAACTTTAGGCTATGCCCTAAAATTCAATATGGATAATGCTGATTATTTATTGTATGAAGGCGGTATTGATTGGGGTGAAGTGAAAGTAACTCACAATACTTATAATTATTCTTCCACGATAGGCGAATATAATACAAGTTCAATAATCGGCACTAGAGATATAAGCATTGCAGGTTGGATAGTTGGGAAAACCGAACAAGATATTTTTAATAAAAAAGAAACACTTAGCAAAGTGATTAATCCTTTACAAAATTTACGCATTAAGTATGGTGAATATGGTATTGATTGTAAGCCTAGCACAAATTTAACTTTTTCAAATACTTACAAGGAAAATAACGACAAAATGTGTAAGTTTTTAATTCAGTTGTTTTGTCCGTTTCCTTTGTTTACAAAAAATAATGACATATCTGTTTCTTTATCCGAGATAAAAGGAAATTTTGCTTTTCCTTGGATATTGACAGATTCAACTGTTTTGTCATATTATAGGAATACATCTTTTATTGATATAGTTAATGCAGGAACTGTAGATGTAGGGATGAAAATTGTTTTAGAGGCAAATGGTGAAGTTAATAATCCGACAGTTATTTCAGTAACTAATCAAGAGCAGATAAAAATTAGTAAAACCTTAGAAGCAGGAGAAAAAATAGAAATAAGCACACAAGACAAAAGGTATGTTTATGGTACTTTAGAAGGGGTAACGACAAGCTATTTAGATTACTTTGATTACGATAATACATGGATGCAATTATCGCAAGGTTTAAATACTTTAACTGTTAAAACTTATGACGATGAAGGTGTAGAAGATGACACTAAAAACAATTTAAACGTTTTGGTTTATTATAACCCATGTTATTATAATTTGAAGGAGGAATAAGTATTGTTTATATTAGAGGTTTATGATATTAACTTTCATAGACTAGGCATTATTAATGATTATAGTTATGCACAATATATAAATAATGCTTATTCAGTTGGAAGCTTTAATTTAAAATGTGATGCAAGTGCAGAAAATATTGATTTAATTAAAAAAGACAGAATCTTATGGTTAGAAGGTAATGTAGCAGGATTAATCCAATACATTTATAAAGAGTCAGAAGAGAGTACGACAGTTGAAGTAAAAGGAAATCTTATAGGTATAATTTTGAATTGGCGATATATTTATCCAGTGATTAGCTTATCAGATAAACCGATAAATAAAGTTATGGAAAAATATGTATCAGAAAGTTGTATTAATAATTCAGATAGCAAAAGGAATTTTAGTTTTTTAGAATTAGCTGAAAGTGATTTTGAATTAGAAAAAATTTCAAAAGATGTAACAGGCGATACAGTAGAAGAAGCATTAGAAGATGTAATTAGTACAGATGGTTTTGATAAAATGGCTAGTTTTTTTGTTGGTTTTTATCCTAGAAAAAAGAAATTTATTTTTGAAATAAAAAGGGGTAAAGATAGAACAAAAGGAAATATTGAAGGAAATAAAACTGTATTATTTTCTCAGGACTTAAAAAATATAATAAAATCTGAATATACATTAAATACCGAGGACTTTAGAAATATAGCTCTTGTGGCAGGTGAGTCTCCAGACGGCGACGATGCAGAAACAAACAGAAAAACATTAATTGTTTTAAGTGATGAAGATTCAGAAGAGCCGAGCGGATTTGATAGGCGTGAATTATATGTTGATGCAAGAGATTTACAGAGCGAAAGCACAGACGATGAAGGTAATACAACAACTATATCTGATTCAGAGTATAATGCCAAATTAAAAACAAGAGGCTTAGAAAAATTAGGTGATTGTTTAGAGGTTGAAAGTTACGAGGGCGAAATAAGGAATGATTCAGAAACAGTATTTCACTACAATCAAGATTATTTTTTAGGTGATAAAGTTGACATAATCGACACTGACTTAAAATTAAGGATTCAAGCTATAGTGACAGGTGTAACTATTACTCAGGAAAATGGAGAATATACAGTTAATCCGAGTTTTGGTTTTACTCAGCCTACACTATATGAAAAGTTAAAAAAGAAAGGGGTGATTTAATATGCAAACGAGTGGATTTTTTACAGCACAACAACTTGATGATGGTAGTTTTGATAGAGCTTATACAGCCGAACAATTTGCACACTATTTTAGTAAGTTTATTGGAAATGGTATATTTGTCACTCCTGCTACTCAGTTACAAGTATCACAATCAAGTGATTTAGATATGAGTGTAAATATAAATATTGGTGATGCATATATTAATGGTTATTGGTTTACTAATTCAGCTATCGAAAATGTAAAACTTTCAAATGCTACAGGCTCGCAAGATAGAATTGACATGATAGTTTTAAGATGGACAAAACTTGATAGAGCTATTAATATTGCAGTCGTGGAAGGCACAGCTTCCTCAGATGCACAGCCACCAGAGTTAACTAGAAGTGATGATGTTTACGAAATTTGTTTAGCAGAAATATTAGTAAATAAAACTATCACAGGGATAACAAATAGTTTGATAGTCGACACAAGAAGTGATTCAGATTTATGTGGTTATGTTAAAGGTGTTGTAGACCAGATAGATGCAACTAATTTATTTCAACAATTTACATCTGTATTTAATGAGTATATAACAGAAAAGCAAAAAGATTTTGACAGTTGGTCAGTTGAACAAAAGGAAGATTTTGATACTTGGTTTGAAACTATTAAAGATAAATTGGATGGTGATACTGCCGGTAAATTGGCCGATGATATAACAGAATTACAAAAAAATAAAGAAGATAAACCGACTATAATTGATGCAACTTTAACAACAGGAGAAACAACTTTAACTATTGAAAGCGACGTTATAACAGATGAAAGTTTAATTGATATTTATGCCGATTCTTATGGTATTTCTCCAACAAATGCAAGTGACGAAATAGGGAAATTAACACTTGAATTTGATGCTCAGGAAGAAGATGTTAAAATAAAGGTGGTGATTAAATAATGGCTTTTTATAGATGTGGAATTGGCGGCGGAATGCGGGAACAAGATATAGGAGATGTAATAAGTGCTAATATAACAGATTCTGCTAGCGGTATAAAATTAACATGGGTTGACCCAGAAAACATAACAGACTCAGATGGCAATATATTATCTGCTTGGGGAGGAACCTTAGTTGTAAGAAAAGAGGATTCAATTCCATTGAATGAATCTGATGGAGATGTTATTTTAGATAATAAAATAAAAAATTCATATTCAGTGACTCCATTAGTTGACTCCGATGCTAGTGTTGGGAAAAATTATTATTACCGATTTTTTACATATACTGCTTATAAAAAATATACTTATGGAACAGTTTTAAATGCAACACATTATATAAAATTAGTTCCATGGAGTGCTGGAACTGATGAAGAAATAGCAAATATGTTTAAGGCTTATTATAATGGTGATATATCACTTAGCGATGTAAAGTCTGTTTGGTCTGTTGGAGACACTAGAAATGTAAATATTTCAGCTATGCCTACATATGGTAAACTTACAGATACTCATGCTGCTCAAACGCAGCCATTTACTATAATCGATTTTAACCATGATACGCTTCAAAATTCGATAAATGGTAAAACAAGGTCATTAATAACTTGGAATATGTATTATACATTTTTCGATGGTTCAACCAATGAACCAGGAATGTATGGTCCTTCAGGATATGTTAGTGATAGTGCAAAATGGGAAACATGTGCACGTAGGCAATGGTGTAATAATACTTTTTTAAATGCTCTTCCAACTTATTTAAAAAATTTAATAAAACCGGTATTAAAATATACTAGTGGTTCTTATAGTGACAAAACAGTTTATACGGTTGTTGATAATTGCTTTTTGCTAAGTTATTATGAGGTTTATGGAAAAGTTGGTCTTGGAACATATGTTGAAGGATCGCAATACCAATATTTTAACGAAGAATCGAATACCAATAAACATATTGGAAATTCTGATAACCACTGGGCTTATTATTCCCAGTGGTTATCAAGAACAGCACATCGCAATGGTGAAGATAGGGTCATGCTACTAGGAAAATACAATTCTGCTTCCGATCCTAATACTTTAAATGCTGGTAGCGGATATATTGCTACAACTGGTAGTACTTCTAATATGTCTATATCAGGTTGTTGTTGATTAAAAGAGAGGACAATATAAAAATGACAGATAATCAAGTATATCAATCTATAAATGCTATATCTCAAAAAGTAAATGAGGTATCAAATAGACTTGATAATTTCACACTTATGAAATATAATGAAAATGATAATAAGATAGCCGATAATGAGGCTTATATATCAGATTTATTATATCAGGTATGCCTTTTGCAATTGGGTATTAATGAAGAAGATTTAGAAGAAAGTGAGGAATAATCTATGGCTTACAAACTTATGAAAACTTTAATTAACAGAGGTAAGACTTCTAAAGATGAACTTACAAAGAAAGCAAACGTATATTATGCTGCTGGTCAGTTGACAGATGACCAGTATGAAGAGTTAATGGATTTAATTAATAATTTAATCTAAAAAGTCAGTAAACCCCTAAATTAAAGGATTTTAAAACTTTTTTGAAAAAATTAAATTTAGGGGGTTTACAAATTAAAAGTTTGTATTATAATAATCTTAGAAACAAACAAACAAAACAAATACCTAGGAGGGAATAAAATGACAAATACGTTATATTCAGCAAATTTTTATGAAGAGCAGAAAGACAAGTTTGAAGGAAAACATAAAATAATAACGCCAGAGAAAACTCTGGAAGATAAACTTTCAATACTTCCAAAGGAAAAATTTCCAGAAGATGGCTGGAACAAGATAGTTAAAACTTATGCAAGTGAAATTGCAGAGAACTTAACAAAACAGCTTTTGGAAGAAAAGAAAACCTATATTGATGTAAGAAATAATCCACATGTTTTAGGATATTCTGATAAGTTTCAAGAGACACAGGTAGCAAATAGAATTGTAACATATTTTGAATATAATTGTTATAAACTTTCAAAATTTAAAAAGCAATACAATTTATAAAATCAATGGGAGGTTTTAAATAGCCTCCCTAAATAAATATTTAGATAAATATAAATCTATTTAGGAGGTGTTAAAAATAGGGAGGTGAGTATATGTCAAATATAGCAATGATAGGTTGCATCGTAGGAGTAATTAGTTGTGTGATAGGTGTAGCATCTTTTATATCAGCTCAATTAGCAAAAGCAAATAATAATGGTAGATTACTGGAAAAAGTAGAATACACATGCCGAGGTATTGATGATATAAGAAAAGAAATGAAGGACAAAAATAAAGAAATAGATAGAACTATAGACGAGCACACTATTCAGATTACAACTTTACAAGCAGAAGTAAAAACCATTAAACAAACATTGGAGGGAAACAATAAAAATGCTTGATATTAATGAGGTAGAAAAGTCAACAAACGATTTATTATTAGACGTTTGTAAAAATCAAAGGAAAACAATAAAATCATTAAAAACAATTTGTATCACTGTTATTGTCTGCTTTAGTCTTATAATTTGTACAATGGTGGCAGGATTCTTTTATTATGAGTCACAATTTGATATTGTAGATTCAACAACAACGCAAGAGACAACAACTACAGAATTAAAAACTAGCGGTGAAAACGCAAATATAAATAACGTTAGCAATGGTGATATGTATAACGATAATGCTATTCATAATGAAAAATAATATGCTAGAATTGGGGTGATTTTTAAGAATGGCAAAAGCGTCAGTTAAAATTACTAAAACAACTACTAAAACGCGGACAAGAACCAAAGTAAAAAGAGGCAAAAATAAAACAAGTGGAAATAATAAACGATGTCCGACTTGCGGAAGGTATATGTAGGAGGCTTAGCGGTGAGTAGCAAGCATATTGAGACGAGAAGAAAATTAAAAGAAATCGAAAAAGCAGATTTTTTAGAAATCCTAGATAGAGCAATGTTAAGTGAGAATGAAGAACAAATAATGAAACAATATTATATGAAGCATAAAACAATGCCCGAGATTGCAGATAATATTGGTTATTCAGAGATTGGAGTAGTAAAAGCTCACCAAAGAATACTGAAGAAAATTTCAAAAATCATTTAAAGAGTCGTATTTAAAAAGTACGGCTCTTTTTCTTTGCCTATTTCAAGGTATATAATCAATATAATTTAAAGATAATTAAAGTATAAAACAACCTTTCGTTTTTGTATTATAATTTTATTATAAACAAAAGGAAGGAGATTGTTATGCACAGCTATTTAATTGAATGTGAGGAAGATATAAAAGAACTATTTTGTAATTTGCCTTTGAATAACTTAGTTGAGTTTCAAAGAAATATAAAAAGCATATTGCAAATAGATGATGATAAAATACAGAGCTTAGATGCTGATTATTTTCTTTCTAAAAAGTTAGAAAAGGAGGGAAAATAATATGGCAGGATTTAATCAAAACTATCCATATAATTTTGGCGGGTATAATGGAATGAATCAAAATTTTCCAATGAGCAATAATTTTGGAAACCAACAATCTTTTGGCAATGTAAATAATGGAATAACTTGGGTGCAAGGAATTGAAGGTGCAAAAGCCTATCAACTTAATCCCAATTCTAATGTTATTTTGCTAGACAGTGAAAGTGATAGATTTTATATTAAAACTTCTGACAATATTGGAATGTGTAGTTTGAGAGTTTTTAACTTTCAAGAGGTTACAAATAATCCAACAAGTGAGACTCAGAAAGCAGAAATTGATTTGTCAAATTATGTTACAAAAGACGAATTACAAGAAGCATTAAAATCTATGAGAGGAGGGAAGCAGAATGGCAAGCAGTTTGTACAATCAAATGAGCAATCAAAATAATCCTTTTAATCAAATAAAACAAATGGCTAACATGCTAAAAGGTAAGAGCAATCCAATGCAGATGTTAATGGGTATGAGTCAAAATAATCCTCAAATATCACAAGTATTCAATATGTTAAATGGTAGTGGGATGTCTGCAAAAGATATGTTTTACAATATAGCAAATCAAAGAGGGATAAATCCTGACGATATAATAAATAATCTTAAGTAGTATATAAAGTTATGCGCAAACTTTAATATAAAATAATTTATTAAGGAGGAAAAATGATATGGGTGAAAGTACTCTGTCAGCTAGTGATGTAGCTATGCTCAACCGCAGCAATGATGATGGTTGGGGGAACAATGGATTCATGTGGATATTTGCACTCCTGATTTTATTCTGGGGTGGCAATGGAGCATGGGGCGGTGGATATAATCGTTCCAATGGAGAGCCGGTTACAGAAGCTGGACTTTGCAATGCAATGAACTTCAATGACCTTGAAAATTCTGTAGGTAGATTAAATGATACCGTTCAGCAGAATCAGATGAGCATTAATAGAGATTTATGTACTGGCCTTTCGGCTCTTAATAGTGCAGTCCTTGAGAACAGGTTTGATAACAAACAGTGTTGCTGTGAAACTCAGCAGGCAATTCTCGAGAATCGTTACTTAGCAGCTCAAAATACAGCTGAAATTAATGCTAATACTACTGCTCAGGTTCAGAAAGTTCTTGATACTCTTTGTGGTAACAGAATGGCTGATATGCAGAATCAAATTAATGGACTTCAGTTGCAAGCTTCTCTTGCAGGTGTTGTACGTTATCCGAATGGTTTTACTTATGCTGCTCAGAATCCATTTTGTAGTTGCAATTGTGGTAATGTCTAAATTAAATAGTATCAGAGCATATTAGTATGCCAAATTTAGGGTGTACTTTATGTATGCCCTATTTTTATTTGAAAGGAGAAAATAAATGGCAAGCGTAAAAGAAATTAAAAATAAAGTTTTAAATGCAATGCAGGAAATTGACCTATCAAAATTAAGCGTTGACGATTTGCAGAAATATGTAAGTGTTCTGGCAAGCATAGATTTGGTTGCGAAAGAGCCGGACAAAACATATTTAGATATGGTTGCAAAGCTGTATGATGGAATTGATAAATGCGCAGTTTATAAACCACAGACAATAGGCGAAATGAAAGGAGAATAATCTATGTTAGAAGCATTCAGTTTAAACAAGGCAATATTAACTGGTGGTATAATTCCGTTTGATTCTGTTCCGCTGCAAAAAGGATGTACAGCAGAATTGCAGGGAACGTCAACAATAGAGCTGAATAAATGTGGAGTATATGAGATTGTATTCAATATGACAGCTACAGCAACAACAGCAGGTAATGTAGTAGTTCAGATGACTAAAGATGGAGCAGTTCAGCCGCAGGCAACTAGAACAATTACAGGTGCAACTGTAGCAACTTCCGCCAATGTTCCGATTACCACGTTGGTTCAGGTATCTAAAAATAATTCTGATTGTTGTTGTGCTTCTCCTACTGTTATTCAGTTTGTAAATGCTGGAGTGGGAGTTCAAGCAAATAATATCAATGTAGTTGTTACTAAAATTTGCTAATGGAAAATCAAAAGCAAAATCTATTGGATTCAGTGTCCATGGTTAGTTTTATAATTGGCTTGTTAAACTTAAATGAGAACTTGACTCAAGGAGATAAGCAAGACTTGTTAGAAGAGTTTAATAATAAAGCAGAACTTTTGTTGAATGAAATCCATGGACACTTAGAAATCCAAGATAATAAACTCGATGAAATAATAAAAAGATTGGAGGTTGTAGAAAATGGAAGTAAGTGAAGTATTTGAGAAAATAGCTAATCACATGATTGAAGGCATGATGACGCACGAAGCTTTAGCTAATTATTATGACTTTTTAGGATTGCAGGGATATAAAAGATGCCACGAATACCATTTTTTAGATGAGACAATTGCTTATCGTTCTGTGAATAGATATTATATCAATCATAATAATAAGCTGATAAATACTACTAAGCAAAGCAAGGTAGAAATAATTCCTGAGTCATGGTATGAACATTCAAGGTTTGATGTAGATGCTTCAACAAAACGTTCTGCTGTAAAGAATGCATTTGAAGTATGGCATAAATGGGAACAGGAAACAAAAGAACTCTATGAGCAAATGTATAATTTTTTGATAGGCTTAGATGAAGTTGCCAATGCTTGCAAGGTAAAGCAATTAATAAAAGACGTAGACGAAGAGCTTAAAATGGTAGAGCGTGAGGTTCTTGATTTAAAAGCTGTAGATTATGATATAAATTATATCATTGAAAAGCAGCATTGTTTGCATGAAAAATATAAAAAGAAAATGAAGAAGGAACTTAAAATTACTATCTGTTAATTTATAAGGGGTGGCTTATGCTATCCCTTTTTATTATGTCCTCAGATTCACCAGATTGGCTCATATGGACTTCTAACATTTTACCTTATAAAATCTATATCTAAATCATAAAATGCCTTAAAACGCATTCTAGGGCTTTTTAGGGCTATCTAAAAATATTTTTAAAAAATTTTAAAAAGGGTATTTACAAATCAAAAGTTTTGGTATATAATAAATACATAATCAAATAAAACATATCTAACTGAAAACAAAATACATGAATCGTTGAGAACAATGGGAAATGTATTTAAGTAAGAAGAATGTTTAGGAAAAACAAAATATCTAGGAGGATAAAAACATGACAACAAATTATTTAGTAAATTTAAAGAATGCAGATTTATTTGGAGAAAAACAGGTAATTATTAAAGGTGTTACAAAGATTGAATTTGTAAAGAAAAGTTGTTTGATGGTTAGATTTAAATTGGAAAATGGTTTGCCGATGTATTATAAAGCAAGTGGAATTGAAAGCATTGAAATTTATGAAGCCTAAAAGGTTTACCATAAATAGCACTGTTGGGAAATAGCGCAAAAAATAAAAATATAAAAATAGTCTAGGAGGATAAAAATGACTAAGAATGAATTATTAGGAATGACAAAAAAAGAAATTGCACAGATTGCAAAGGAAAAAGGAATTGCTCGTTACAAGGGCAAAAATATGCTAACCAAAGATGAATTAATTGATAAGATTTTAGTGTTTGAGGATATTGATTCAGACATTAAAAAGTCAATTGAGGAGTCTGGTGAAAAAACTGAGAATGTTGAGGACAATAGTTCAGGAAAGCAACATTATATTGACTCTATTGAGGTCGGTACATTGGTTGCTTTTCATGATTCAGAAAAAGGTGGTAAAATGAACACCGCTAAAGTGATAAACAAGAGTTCTAAAAACAGGCAACTTAAATTGGAGACCCAGTATGGAAAGCAGTATATTGTTGGGTATGATGATATAGCTTGGGTAAAGACAGGAAATAGGTGGCCTGCAGGAATCTACAGAGAATTGAAAGGAATTGCTGTAAATGAATAAAAAGAAAAATGATATTGACAAGCAAAAAATTTTCTGTGAGATATTAGAACTCAATGCCTTAGAAGACAAATTTAAAAGGGTAAAAAAGCAGTATGAAACAAAGAAAAATAAACTTTATGTTAGCATTAAAAATTATATGTTTGTAAATGGTAAAAATGAAATAAATTTCAAAGCAGAAAATTTAGTAGATTCTAGTATAATTAATGTTAAGAAAGTTACTCCACAGAAAATATTGTGGGATGTTGACAAGTTGGAGCAACAGTTAGATAAAGAACTTTGTAACGAAGTTATTACTAAAAAGTATAATATTTCAAATATGCAAGGTTTAATAAAATATTTAAAATCTTGTGGAGTAAATCCTAAGAAATTTAAATCATATCTTACTGTTGAAAAGTCAATAAATGCAGATGCTTTAAATCAGTTGTCTGAATTAGGTGAAATAGAAAAAGAAGATATTGAGGGATGTTATACAATCAATAAATCCTCCAGCTATTTGAGGATAAGCGTAAAGAAAGCAGAGGAGTAAAAATTGTATGAGTACAAATTCAATTGTGGTGGAAATGAACTTGCTAAAATTTTATGGCATTATGGAATAATCGAAAGTACAGATGTACAAGAACAAAAGGTTTTGTGTCCATTTCATGAGGATGCAAATCCAAGCATGATAGTTGACTTAGCTTATGGCAAATATTTTTGTTTTGGATGTCAAAAATCTGGTGATGCATTAAAGTTTGTTACTGAGGTAGAAAAGAAAAACGGTTTAAATGATTTGCAAAGTTTAAAAAAATACTTTGAGATTTTAAAGTCTAACAAAGTGAAATCATTAAATATTAGAGCAGCTAAAAAGGAAGCAAAATCTAGTAAACAACTTTATACAGAAGCTTATGACTATTATCATGGTTTGTCAAAAATAAATTGGGAAAATAATTCTGATGTTGAGGAAGTTATTAAAGCAAAAAACTATATGAAAAAGAGAGGGTTTAGTCCTGATACTTTGAATAAATGTAAGGCTAAAATAACTTACAATAAAAACTACGGGATAATTTTTCCAATGTTTGATAATGGCAAATTTAAAGGTTGGGTTTGCAGGACAATGCAAAAGGACATAGAACAAAAAAGAAAATATTTGTATAATAAAGGATTCCGCAGAAAAAATTCATTGATAGGCAGTTATAATAATTGTGAAATCTTGTTTGTTGTAGAAGGTTATATGGATATGCTTAAATTCATTCAAAATGGTGTGCCAAATGTGGTTGCTATATTAGGATGGAAAATGTCAGATATTCAGATTGAAAAAATAAAACAGCAAGAAAAAATCAAATATGTAGTATCTGCTTTAGATAATGACGAATATGGAAAAAAAGGAAGCAAATATTTGCAAAAGATATTTAAAGAAAAGTATGTTAGGTTCTCATACTTAAAAGGAATAAAAGACCCGGGAGAAATGGACGCCGAACAGTTCATACGTATGTTACGGGAGACATACAAAAAGTTCAAGGTGTAGTCACATAGTTCTCAAAAATTATTGTTGATAGTTGCAAGTGAACAATCGCTTGCAAAAGGAGATTGCCACATAAGTAAAGGGTATGGACCTTGCGCATCTATTGAATAGGAAGGGATGGACAGCAGGAACTGAGTCCAAAGAGTATACGTGGTTGGTAGACATTAGTTGAAGTATGCACCTTTTTATATAAAAACAAATTTTAAGGAGACAAACAAAATGGGAATTTTAGACAAAATTAGAGACCAGTCCAAAAAGTCAGGACAGAGTAAAGGCAAGTTTATTTATTTTAGAGAAGGACAAAAGACAAGAATCCGCTTTCTTAACGATTTAGACGAAGGTATGGAAATCGTAATGCATGACAATTATGAAAAAGGAGTGAATGTTCCTTGTCAGGAATTGTTTGGAAAAGACTGTCCTTATTGTGAGGACGAAGATTTAAGAACAAGAAGCTTCTTTGCATGGAGTGTATATGATTATGAAGCTAAAGAAGTAAAAATTTTTATGCAAGCAGTTAACAATTGTACAGCACTTCCTGCTATTATGGCTTTGTATGACACTTATGGTACAATTACAGACAGAGACTTAGTAATTACTAAAAATGGTAAGGGTACTCAGTCAACTCATACTGTTGCACCAATGGATAAAAACAAATTTAGAAATGAAAAGGTAAAGCCGTTGTCAGAAAAGGCTATCCTTAAGTATATTGCTCAGGCATATCCTGTAGATGCACAGGATGGCGAGGATGACGATGAAGATTATAAGCCAATAAAATCTAAGGCTAATAAGCCAAAGTCCTCTAAGCGTCAAACAGAGCCTCAGGATGATGATTGGGATGAGGAAGAAGGCGGAACAGATTATTCAGATATGACACCCAGGGAGTTATTTAATCTTTGTAAGGAACGTGACATTGAATGTAAGCCAAAGAAGAGTGAAAAGTATTACATCAATTTGCTCGAAGAAGATGATGCAGCCCACGATGATTGGGATGATGACGAGGAAGAAGATGAGGATGATGAGTGGGAAGATGAATAATTTTAATGATATTTATAATCGTCAAATAGAGTTCCAACAGAGTATATTAAATAAAGGCTTATACGGTGAAAACATGGAAATGACTTTGCCAAAAGATAAACCTAATTTAGTATCATATCATGTTCAACAGTTGGTATCTGAAATAGGTGAAGTGCTTACTGCAGATAAACGTTGGAAGAGCTTTAGAAATGAGCATATTGATTTGATAAACAAAAAGGAAGAAATTGCTGATTGTTTTATTGTGCTTATGAATATGGCTTTATTTTCAGGGATGTCTGCTGACGAACTGTTTGAAACTATTTCAGCAAAACAAGAAGTAAATTTTGAAAGAGTAAAATAAATAGAAGGGAGTGTAAAAACTCCCTAAACTATTTTTTTAAGGAGAATTTATGATTATAATTGTAGAAGGAATTGACAGAGTAGGAAAAACAACTTTATGTGAAAAGCTTAGAAAGTCATTAGGCTTTAAAATCTATAAAAGGGAACCTTCTGATTTTGAATTTTCAAAAATGGACAACATGAATGAAACAGATAAAATATTACAAATATTAAAGATATGTGAATTATCTGAATGTAATATAATTTTTGATAGGTTGCATTTGACTGATTATGTCTATGGTATTATTGAACGCTCATATGATGTTGAAAAAGCAAGCAAAAATATTGAGTGGATAGAAAATAAATTGCTTACACTAGACACTGAATTGATTATAATTGAGCCAACAGATATTGTAAGGTCTTCTAAAGAGCATGGGAAAGACCTAAGTCAATATGCAAAATTGTTTGATATTTGTTTTGAAGAATCAAATCTAAATAAAATAAAATGCAATTATAATTCTATAAATATCGTAGAAAAGATGATGAAAGGAAAATTCAATGAATACATGCATAAGTAAAGAAATAGAAAATAAAAAAGTATTATTCATCCCAATTTATTCTATGCGTAGCTATAAAACTGGAAAGTATAAAATGTTAAATGATGGAAATATGGCAAGGATATTGTCAAAGATTTATTCATCAAATGTAAAATCAGCGCATGTTTTAATTCCAGAACAATATGAGATAGAGGATTTTGAGGATCTAAATAATTTTGTTGAAAGGTTAAAAATAAATGTAACATTTTTGCAAGTAAGATGTTATGGTGAAAATGCAAAAGAAACAAGGAATACATTGAGGTTTATAAATGACAAGGAATTAAATTTATCAAAACGTTGTAATAATTATGATGTAGTAATAAGTGAGCCAAACATGACAACCTATGCTTTAATGGAAAGTGAAATAAAAAGTAAGTTAATATATTGGTGTATTGCTTCTAAAACTTCAGAGGTTTGTCCATGGTTCGTAGAAGAGTTTGCAGATATGGATTATAAAATAGCTCAAAAGGTAAGAACTGCTGTTTTGACAAAAACGCAAATGTTTTATTTGAAAGGCATGTCTTTTGTCGATACTGATTTTTACAAAGCAGAATTATTTGACTACAAAACAATATTCTTTCCATTTAGACTATCAGATAAAAGCTATAAAGCAGAAATGTTTAGGAGAATAATAGAGGAACTTAAGTCTGAAGGAATAAATAATTTTAAGGTATTGTTTACTGACCCAAATAATTCAGGAATATTTGAAGAAGATGGAACGTTTGTAAAAGTTGATTCAAGTAAAGACGTGTATTTGTCAATATTAAAATCAAAACCAATTATTCCATATTTTGAAGATTCAAACAATATGCTTCATATCTCAATATTTGAGTTTGACTATTATGGTTGTAAAATAATCATGTATGAGAATGACAATATAAAACCAGAAAGTGCAGTGTTTATTAAAAATGATAGTGAAATAAAAGAAGCATTAAAGAATGCATTGAGTTAAAGGAGAGAAAAATGTTAAGAGAAACTTGTAAAAAGAATCAGTTCAAATTAGGTGTTAATTTTGATGATTCGTTGTTAAATATAATTATAAAATTAAATAATGAAAGTCAGGATAATAAAATTACAGAGTTATATGGGAGTATTGCTAAACATGCTGAATTGACAGCAAGGCCAGATTTTAGACTTCCTGATGTTGGAGATAAACAATTAGAGGAATATGTAAATATTGCAAAAGCAAATGGAATTGACTTTAACTATACACTTAATTCATTTATGCCATATGGCTCAAAGGTAGAATTAAATAAAAATCTAAATTATATTATTGATTTAGTAAATTATCTTGAGTCAATTGGTATTTATAGACTAACAATAGCAAATCCAATAATGCTTGAAGTGATAAGAAAATATGCAAGGTCAAAAATTGAAATTGAATTAAGTACTTGTGCACATGTTGATACACTTACTCAGATAAAATATTATCATGAGAAATATGGTGTTAATAAGATTTGTGGGAATCTTAACAAAAATAGGGATTTTAAATTCTTAAGCAAAGCAGCTGAATATTGTAAAAAGAATGGAATAATCTATGAGTTGATGGCAAATGAATTTTGTGGTGTAGGTGGTGAAGGATATGCTACTCATTGTATTTATAGAGATAGCTGCTATATGTGCCATGCTACAAATCATACTTATGGTGATTCAGTTTTGCTAAATAATTATCCAATGGATTTATGTACAAAAGCAAGAGGTGAGGACCCAGCAAATTGGTTAAGACTAAAATGGATTCGTCCAGAAGATTTACGTTACTATAATGCAATTGGTTTAAAGCATTTTAAAATAACTGGTAGAACTGGTTCGACACAATATATCTCTGAAACGATTAGGAGCTATTTAGAAGAATCTTATAATGGTAACCTATTAAATCTATGGAAGCCATTAGAAAGTATCAAGGCTGACATTACAGAAGCTCAGGTGAGCAAGGTAGATATTCCAAATAAAAAATTAGACAAATTTATTTACCCGTGGATAGAAGGCAAAAATTGTGATTATGAGGTATGTGGTGAAACTTGCAATTATTGTAAAAATTTTTATGATATGAAAGGAATATAAAGAATGTTTGATTTACATCGCCATGATGAGTTTTCTTTTTATGATGGGTCTGGTAAAGCTGGTGAATTAGCTAAAATAGCAAAAGAAAAAGGACATACAGCTTTAGGGTTGACTAATCATGGAAATACAAGTGGGCTAATACAGCATTATGATGCTTGTAAGTCTGTAGGGATAAAACCGATAATGGGCTGTGAAGGATATTTTATTCCAAAGTATAAACCCCAGCATAGAGGTTATCACCTAATCCTTATTGCTAAATCATTGGAAGGTTTTAAGAATTTGAATATAATTCAATCTGAAGGTGAAAAGCAAAAATTCTATAATGCAATATGGGATTTTGACTTGTTAGAAAAGTATCATGAAGGATTGATTTGTAGTTCTGCATGTGTAGCTAGTTTTTCGTCACAATGTATTCTTAAAGATGAATATGATAAGGCAGAAAAATATTTAAGAAAAATGAAAAGTATATTTGGTGATGACTTCTACATTGAGATTCAACCTTATAAAGTATCTGACCAGGGTATGCAGGAAAAAGTAAATGTAGAGCTTATAAGACTTTCAAAGAAATTAAAAATAAAATGTATTTTAACTTCTGACTCTCATAGAGGTAGGAAGGAAGATTTAGAACCATATATTAAAATGCATGAATTAAAAAATGCAAAGTCTGAATATCTGGAACATATAAGAGAAACATATGCTGAAAGATACATGCCAGATAAAAATGAAATGCAGAAAAGATTTGTTAAAATGCATTCATGTGATTTTGGAAAAGATGAAGCAAAGAACTTAGCAAAATGGATGGAAAGAAACTTAGAAGAAATTGAAGACAAATGTGATGACAATATTATTGATGAACTTGCAGCTAAGCCTTCATTACCTAAGTTTGATGAAAATAAAGATAGTTTTCAATTACTAACTCAGAAAGTAAAAGCCGGTTTAAAGAAACGTGGTTTATACAATAAAAAATATATCAATCGTGTAAAAGAAGAATTAGGAGTAATAAAATCAAATCATTTTGAGGATTATTTCTTAATTGTACAGGATTATACATTATGGGCGAAAGACAATGGAATAGGTGTAGGTCCTGGGCGTGGTTCAGGTTGTAATTGCCTTGTAAATTATGCATTGGAAATTACAGACGTAGATCCAATATATTTTGATTTGGATTATAAGCGGTTTATTAGAGAAGACAAGAAGACACTTCCTGATATTGATATTGATTTTGAAACTTCAAGACGTGCAGAAGTCCAAGCTTATATGGTTGAAAAGTATAAAGACCATTCATGTCAGATTGCTTCTTATGGTACTAATAAGGTTGACAATCTTATAAATGACTTGGTAAAAACTTATGAGAATTTAAAAAATAATGCTGATGAGATAAAGCAAATTAAGAAAATGATAAATTCACATCAGAATGAAGAAAAGCAAATTGATTTAGATGAGTTAAGAATGGATTCATATGCAATACAATTAAATAAAGACTACAAATATTTGATTGATGCTTTTTGCTTCATGTATAATAAAGTAAAATACATGGGTACGCATGCAGCAGGTGTTGCAATTTCACTTGATAGCATTTATCATTATACAGCCGTAAGATATGATAAAAAGAATAATAAATATTTTTCAAGTTATAATCTTGTTGACTTGGAAAGATGTGGAATTATTAAATATGACTTGCTTGGCTTAGGTACCTTAAGTCCAATTGTTGAAATAAGAAAGAATCATGGAAAAAAGGACTTTGACTATATTAAAGCAATAAATGATGAGAAAGTAATAAATGCATTTGCTGAAGGAAAGTGCAATGGGATATTTCAGTATAATGAAAAAGCAGCTCAAGACTTGTTAAAAGAGATACATACAAGTAATTTCAATGATGTAGTTGCTGCTTCAGCTATGAATAGGCCAGGACCTTTAGCAAATGGAGTACCAAGCATGTATGCAGAAGCAAAGCAAACATGGGAAACAATAGCTGATAGGCCACCCTATTCTAAACTTATTGACTATACTTATGGTTGCATATTATATCAGGAGCAAGTGAATTCTATTGCTGTTGAATATGGTGGTTTAAATTGGAATCAAGCAGACAAGCTTAGAAAGATGGATGACCCTGCTTCTTTAAAATCAAGAGAATTGCTTGAAAAATATCATGATGAGTTTGCTGATATATTTGTAAAGGGGATGGGTAGGTATGGAATTTCTGAAAGTGAAGCAAGAGACTTATTTGAAAAATTCCTTTTGTATACTTTCAACAAAGGGCATGCAGTTGGATATGCTTTAATCTCTGTTGAGGAGATGTACAACAAAGTATACTATCCAAATGAGTTCTGGTACACTAAACTAAAACAGACTAACTTGGAAAAGAATGGAAGTAAATATATGGCTGAGGCTTGTGAAGATGGTGCTGTAATATTTTTGCCCCATGTAAATTATTCTGCTAAGTTTAGTCTTAGGAAGGTTGAAGGAGAAGATGCTATTCAGATGGGGCTGGATTCAATTAAAGGAGTAGGTGAGAAAGCAGCCACATTTATTGAAAATGAAAGGAAGAAGAATGGTATTTATAAATCGTATGATGACTTCTATGATAGATGTAAAGTAAAGGGGTCTCCAGTTAATATAGGTGTAATAAATATCTTAAAGACTGAAGGAGCCCTTGAGTTTAATAAGAAAATATATATCAAAAGGACAGTAAAGTTTAATAGCTCTTTATATTCCAGAGCTTAATGTAGCTCACCAGAATGCCCTAGGATTGATTCTAATGATATAGCTTATAAAATATATGGCTAAAAGTTAGAATTGATTCTGGGGCATTCTGTGGCTTTCTAAGCATATCTCAAAAAACTTCAAAAATTTTCAAAAACCTATTTACAAATGCCCAGAACTGTGTTATAGTAATATTATCAATTAAATAGTCTAGGAGGACAATATGAAAACAAAGAGTGTAAAAAATACTGAAGTTGTAGAATTTTCCAGTATGAATGAATTTTATAAGTATTTATGCGATACACCTTTTAATGATGTTTTTAGGTGGAAAAAACATAGTTCTGTTGATGGTGACGAATATTTTACAGGTACAAAAAGTTTTGAAGAAGCTGTAGACCTCATGAAGAATGGCTGGAAGGATATGAGCCAGAAATTAGAAAAAGAATTGAAAGCTTCAAGTGTTACAATGGAAAAAGTTTATAAAGCTAGAAATTATAAAGACGTATGTGGTTATCAAGCAATTGTTCCATTGTATTTGCAAGGTATACCAAATAATATGGTAAACAAGAAAATGGTAGCTGTAAAACAGAAAGTGGTAACAATTGACAAATCTGTTGATTATAGCGGCAGCGTAAATACACAAAAGATAATAGATGAATCAGTTAAAGCATTACAGATAGTTAAAAAAATAGAATCGCAAGGAGTTAGATGCAACTTAAATATAGTTATTGGAAGCAAAGAGCCTGATAAAAACATATTTGTAAAGATTAGAGTAAAAAATGCAAGTGAAAAGTTAAATGCATCAAAACTTGCTTTCCCGCTGGTTCATCCTTCAATGCTTAGAAGGTTATTCTTTAGATTTATAGAGGTCCACCCAACAGTAACAAAATCTTTTGTAGGTGGTTATGGGATGCCTTCAGTAACAAATGATTTAAAAGAGATATTCAATGACGAATATATTATTCCTGCAGTATTCAGAAAAGACATAAGTGAAGTTCATAGTTTAGATGATTTAATCTAAAACAAAGGGAAGTGAAATACCTTCCCTAAAAATTTTTTGAAAAATTCCAATTTACCTATTTACAAACACTTTTGTTTGTGATAAGATAATCATATCAAATAAATAAATCTTAAGTTTAAGGAGGAACAAACAATGACAGTATCTTATATTTTAGAGGTAACAGGTAAAAAAGGTTGGTATGAGATTACCACAGATGAAGGAGTATTTACAAGAAAAGGTTATCCACAGAAAAGTGGAAATACAATTGTAAGATTTGCAGGGCATGAGGTTGAGTTCGATAAATGGTTTACAGTTGTAAGGGACGAAGTTTTTTATGAATCTAAGGTAAAAAGAGCTTCTACAGAAGGAATGCATAAAGGAAGAAAGCAGAAAGCAATTGTCATTCCTGAAGTAAACCCAATCAAAGTTGAGCCGGTTGTAGAAAAGAAATCTGGTGAAGTTCACCATGAAAAGTATGAAATCATCAAAACTTGCTTAGAAAGCAACATTCCGGTTTATCTTGCAGGACCTGCTGGTTCGGGTAAGAACCACACAGTTGAGCAGATAGCAAAAGAACTTGGTTGGAACTTCTATTTCAGCAATTCAGTTCAGCAGGAGTACAAGCTTACAGGTTTTATTGATGCAGGTGGTGAGTTCCATGACACAGAGTTTTATAAGGCTTGCAACGATGATAACGATTGCATATTCTTCTTAGATGAAATGGATGCAAGCATTCCTGAGGTTTTGGTTCTTCTGAATGCAGCAATAGCAAATGGCTATTTTGAATTCCCGAACGGTAGGGTAAATCTTAAACATATACATTTTGTAGCAGCAGGCAATACGGTTGGTTCTGGAGCAGATGAAATGTATACAGGTAGAATGGTTCTTGACCAGGCAACACTTGATAGATTTGCGATAATCGAATTTGATTATTCACTCAACATTGAAATGGCAATAACTAAAGGGAATACAGACTTGGTTGAATTTATTCATAGCCTTAGAAAACAGGCAAATGAAAATGGAATCAGAGCTACATTTTCTTACAGATGTATGACAATGGTAACTAAATTGGAAAAAGCCGGAATGGATATGGAGACAATCCTTACAATAGCAGTATTCAAAGGATTGGACAAAGATACAATAAATACATTCAATGCAGATTCATACACAAGATATGATACAGCATTAAGGAATATAAAGGTGGCCTAAAAACCACCTTTTTTGGTATTCTGAAAGTTTTTTGAAAAAATTAAAAAAAAGGGGGTTTACAAACATGTAGAACTGTGATAATATAATATTAACAAAACAAATACAAACAAATATCTAGGAGGATAAGAAAATGATGAAAGTAACAAAAACAACGCATAGTATGTTAATGAATAGCAGACATGAAGCAAATAAGAAAGTGGTAAAAATCCAAGCAATGAGAAAAAATGGTACTTGGGGTGCCACGATGGAAGTAGAAAAGTTGTATAATGAGTCAGACGAAGATGTTGTAAGCAGAATGATTAAAAATAACAACAAGCAATACAGACTGGCACAATAGTTTTAAAACAAAATCTATGGAGGTAGAAAAATGTATAGACTAAAAGTAAAAATTGGTAGAAGCTGGAAAATAGGCAGAGTACTTTATAGTTCATATCTTGAAGCTCAAACGAGACAAATCGAGCTTAGTTTAATAGGTGCTAATTCAATAATAGTAAATAGTGAAGGAGGTGAAATATAGTGAGATTATGGCATAAGGATTTAATCAAGGTTTTGCCTCAAAAACAATTGGTTGCTCAATGGCGAGAATGCTGTGCTATACTGAGTAACATAGCTAAAAAGGGTACTCCAAATCATATTCTTGTAAATTATGTTTTAAGCTATTCATTAGATGAATTCAGAGCTTATACAAATGAAGTGATAAAAGAAATGAGGCATAGGGGGTATAAAGTTTCAAGCATATCAGTAAAGAACTTCAATGAGAACAAAACAGAAGCTTGGAAGTATTTTAATAATGATTTTAAAACAAGTGAGCTATATGAATTTATTCATAACGACAGATACTTTTGGCAATGCTATTTTAATTTGCAAGAAAAATATGACAGAGGAATGTTTAGTAAACAAGAATGGAAAATGATTGAGGAAGAAGGAAAACATCATGGAAAAACTAATTAGTGATTTTGCTTTGGCAAATGTAAATATTGCAGAGGTTCTTGCATTAGAAAGTAAGAATAGAATTGTAGGTACAACTTATGAAATTAATGACGGTAGAATAGTTGCAATAAATGAAAAGAATAGAACGATTATAGGTGGAAAAATGTGGGTGCACAATGAACAAAAATATGTTGCAGATAAGCTAATAAGTATAGCAAAAGTAAAATGTATTAGTTGTGGTAATATACAAAACAAATATGTAAAATCACATTATACAGGCGGCGAAGAATGTGTATTGCGTTCATCATACTGTGAAAAATGTGGAAGTGCAAGATTAAAAACAATTTAAGACGAAAGTAAAGCTCAGTTGCTTTAGAAGTCAGGAAGGAAATAAAATGTCAAACGAAGAAAATTATTTTGTTTATGTTCATGTGAACAAAATAAACAGAAAATGTTATGTTGGTATAACAAAGGATATTTCAAAAAGATGGGGCAAAAATGGCGATGGTTATAAAAAATTAAAAACAAAAGGTTGCTTTGCAAATGCAATAGAAAAATATGGCTGGGATAATTTTGAGCACATAATATTAGAAAATAATATAACATTTACGCAAGCAAAATATTTAGAAAAGTTATATATAAAAGAATTAGATGCTTTTGTACCTAATGGATATAATTTGACAGCAGGTGGAGATGGTTTAGAAAATTATCATCATTCAGAGGAAACTAGAAAAAGAATAAGTGAATTGCAAATTGGCAGAATAAGCCCTAGAAAAGGGTGCAAACTAACAGATAAACAAAAAAAGAAAATATCGGCAGGAAATAAAGGGAAAATAAGAACAGAAGAATTTAAAGTAAATGTAAGTAAAAATATGAAAGGAAGAAAATTTTCAGAAGAAAGTAAAAAGAAGATGAGCGAAGCCAGAATTGGTATGAAGTTTTCAGATGAACATAAAAAGCATTTAAGCGAAAGTAAAAAGAAATTTTTTAGCACAAAAGAAGGGAAAGAGTCAGCCTCTAAAAGAGCTTCTAAGCCAGTCATTCAGTTTGATAAAAATGGAAACGAAATAGGAAGATATAAAAGTGCATCAGAAGCAAAAAGAATTACAGGAATATGTCAAATAAATGCTGTATGCAATGGTTTTCGTAAAAATGCTGGTGGATATAAATGGAAATGGGAGGAAGCAATCTAATGTCGAAAATGAATAAATCTGAAATTGTGAGGCTGTGCAATGCAATCAATAAAAAAGAGGGTGAAGGGACTATTTATTCGATAGGTTCTAAACACGCTGATTTAAAGATAAAAAGGTGGAGTACAGGGATTGAAGATTTAGATGCAATAATTGGCGGAGGGATGCCTGAAGGCAGAGTGGTAGAAATCTTTGGCCCAGAATCTTCAGGCAAAACAACCTTGTTATATCATTTATGTGGTTTGCATAATATGTGTTTAGATATTCCTGTAGAGGGAACGTTCGATGCAGAACGTGCTAAGGTGTTCGGGAATAGACCAAAACAAATGTTGATATACAGAGCAAAATATGGCGAGGATGCATTTAATAAAACGATACAATTTGCAAAAGCAGGTATTCCTTTAATTGGTATAGATTCAGTACCTAGTATGGTTCCAAAAGATGATGCAGAAAAGGTTTTAAAATCTGCCGAAAAAGATTCAATTGAGGAACAAAGAATTGGTGGTACAGCAAGGTTGATGAATAAATATTTGCCGACAATAGAAGAAATTATTGAAGTAACAGGGACGTCATTGATATTCATAAATCAAGTTCGTGACAAAATGAATGCAATGTTGTTTGGTGAAAAAACAGATACTCCTGGGGGCAGGAAATTAAAACATGCTTGTTCTTTAAGGATTCAGGTTGCACGTAGAGCATGGATAGAGATACCAAACAAAGACCCAAGGAACTCAGCAACAACAGAAAAAGTTGGGCTGATAATGAAATGTAAGGTTGTAAAATCTAAAATATGCAATCCAATGGGGGAGTGTGAAGTGCCGTTATTTTTTGACAGAGGATTTGTTTCTTTTGATGATGTAAAGCAAATAAGAAAAGAGTTAATGATTCAGAGAGCGGCACAGTTTGGCAAACGGGGTCCAAAGGAGTTTGAAGATGAATAAAATAATACTAGAAGATAGAAAAGTAAAAGACACGTTCTGCTGTTTTGGAAAACATAAAAATATAAACAGGTGCTATAATTGTATAGATGAAGGATTTTGTGAAGTAGAAACTAGATGGAGAAAAGTAGAAAATGGAGAATCTGAATCAAGAATTATTGTTTGAAATAATAAAACAAAGGACAGGAATAATTGACGAAGAAATAATTGGCTGTTTTGTATCAAATTATTGTGATATAAATGTTTGTGGTAGATTTAACAATAATGGTTGTAAAAAGATTACTTATTGTCAGTTATTTGCAAAAGCTTTAGGAGAATATTACGATGAACAGAATAAACAAGGGTAACTATTATTTAGATATTGCTTTAGCAGTAAGTAAGCGTTCTAATTGTTTAAAAAGACATTATGGGTGTGTGATTGTAAAGAATGACGAAATAATTGCTACAGGTTATAATGGTTCGCCAAGAGGTTTAAGCAATTGCTGTGATTTAGGTTTTTGCAAAAGACTTGACAAAGAACATAATAGTGGAGATTATTCAGATTGTCACTCAGTCCATGCCGAACAAAATGCTATGTTATCAGCTTCGAGAAAAGATATGATAGGCTCTACAATGTATTTAGCTGGAGAAGAGCGAAGGTGGTCTGATATAAACCAATCATTTTTTGATTGGTCAGAAATAGAAGATTGTGAACCATGCCCAATCTGCGCAAGGATGTTAATAAATTCAGGTATTAAAAAAGTAATCAATTCAGAAGGTGAGGTGGACTTGCTTAAACTGATATGAAAGGTTATTATACAGACTTTGGATATATGGGCTATATCAACGGAAGGTGGCAATTGTTTTCTACAGAGCAGGAATATGTAGAAACTTATAGGTCTGAAAGTATTGAAAAATAAAGGTTTTTAAAGAAAATGCAAAAATTTTTAATTTTTTTGCAAAAACCTGTTTACAAACTCAGAATTGTGTGATATAGTATAATCATCAAATAAAACAAAACAAATTTCTAGGAGGAAAACAAAAATGGAAGTAAGAAGATTTGAAGTTGGTAAGGTTTATATCTCAGGTGCTATGGCTTTTAAGATTACAGAAAAAACAGCAAAGTCAATTAAATACAGAGAGATTTATCATTATAATAGATTCAACGAAGAAGAGCAGGAAGAAAAGAAAGCAAAACTTTATTTCAACGATATTAAGAATGAAGAATATTTTGCTACAAGTCATTATGAAGTGGTAGCATAAAAACAAAGGGAGGTGAAAAATCCTCCCTATTTTAATATTAAGGAGAAAAAATGGGAATTATAGAAGATATAAAAAAAGGAGCTGCATCAAATGGCACTAAAATACAAACTTCAGATGCAGTTCAGTTAGAAAAGATATTTAATAAAATGTATTATACTCAACATGATATTGAGGAAGAAACAAAATTCATTCACCAAGTAATGACAAGGGGACTTGAATCACAGGAACGTGTAGGTCTTCATGCTTCTGCTATTATTGTTGGAGATAGAGCATGGTGTACAAGGCAGCAAGTACTGAGTCTATTATTCAAGCAGATTCAAAAAGAAAATACAAACATTGGATTGTTAAGAATATTTGAAGAAGGAAATGCAATTCATGAAAAATGGCAACGACTATTGATACGTGCTGGATATGGTAAAGCAAAGACAATGGACAAAACAAGATTTAATTCAGAATATGAAGTGTCATACACGCCAGATATTGTTTGTAGAATCCCTGAATATTTTGATGGTGTTATGGTTGGAGAGATTAAATCAGTAAACACATTCCAATTTAAAAGAATGGCAGAGCACCCTTCAGCTAAAAAGCAATTACAATTCTACATGTACTTATGCATAGAAGAAGCAAAGAAAAAAGGAAAATGGAATGGCAAAGACTATACAAAAGGTTTTGTTCTTTGTGATGATAAAAATACTCAGGACTTTAAGTTATTCATTTATGATTACGATGAAAACTTTGTTGGCCAATTTATTGAGAGGTTAGAAGAAGTAAAATATCACAAAGACAATTTCCTTAAAACTGGCAAAATGATTGAAAGATGCAAAGAATGTAAATCTGTTGATTGTAAAATGGCAGAAGGTTGTCCAATGAAGAATGCTTGTTGGAATGTAGGTTTTGGGAGAATAAGGCTATGAGTATAAAAAAAGGTGATATGCTAATTACAGAAAGTCCTTATGATGGCAAGAAAAAGAAATATAAATACTTAGGTTTAATTGACAAAAACGAATTTCCTACTTTGTATGCTAATGGGTTTAAAAGAATGCTAATTGATAGGGAAGGAAATAAAATTATAGTTACAAATTTATGGGCTAAAACATTTAATTTAAAGCCTGTTAAAAAGAATGGCTAAATATTGTAAATACTATGGATTAGTTTTATATCTTGACTGTTTAGAATGTGAGGAGAAATATTGTAGGAAGGGAATGGTAAAAATGCCAAAAGTTAAATTTAGAGAAATTCATGAAAATCCAAAAACATTAGAGGATTTTTTAAGCTATAAAAACATTATTTGTATTGGAATTGACCAATCATATCATGACACTGGTATATCCGTTTCATTTAATGGGCAAATTAAAACTATAACAGATTGTAATACTTCTTCTCTGAGAAATAATACAAAAAAGCGTAAAGCTCTTGAAAATAAATTATCAATTGTATTTCGCAAAGTTAAAGATATTTCTATTAAGTACAACGCTTCTATAATTTGTATCATAGAACGTATTCGTTTGAGGTCTGACGGTTTTATAAATATTGATTATATTAAATCGATAGGGGCTTTGAATGCTGTCATAGTTGATATGGCAAGTATATTTAATATCCCTGTTTATTCAGTTGATACTCGTGCTTGGAAATCTTCTGTCGTAGGTACTTCAAAGCCAAAAGAAAACAAATACGGTATAGACCCTAAAAAATATCCTACAATATTATGGTGTATTAATAAAGGCTTTGAATCATCAATAAAAGAGCCTGTTTTAAATAATAAAAAGAAAAAAGGTGTAATAGAAAAGAATGGGGAACGTTTTACATATAATGACAATAAAGCTGATTCAGCTGCTATATCATTATATGGATTTATAAAAAATCCAAACTTAAAGGAGGAGCATTAGTTGTTTTATTCATTTCCATGTAAAGACTGTAAAGACAGATACTTAGGCTGTCATGATAAATGTCAATCATATCTATCTATCAAAAATAAAAGAGATAAAGCTATTTCAGATTATAGGAAGCAGAAACGCAAAGAACAAATAATAACTGAAACTTCTATGGCTGGTATGAAAAGGATGCAATCCAATAGACATAGTCATAATTAATATATCTTCCTGAGGCCCTAGAATGTCCATAGAAGCCTTTGAATGGTTTACTTAATAAAATATATATCTAAATCATAAAATGCCTCTATCGTCAAAATAGGACCTTCTAAGGTATATCACAAAATATTTTAAAAAAGTTTTTCAAAACCTATTTACAAATTATTGATTTTGTGTTATAATCTAAAATATCAATTAAATAATATTAAATATTAAGTTTAATAAATCTTTAGAAAAAGGAGAAAAATAATATGACAACAAAAGAAATTATAAAAACAAAAATTAAAGAAATTGAACAGGAAATTTTAAACCATTATGAAAATATCCAAATAATTAAATCTAGTGGTAGAATATCAATATTTGAAGAAGATATAAAAGGTGAAGAAATAAAAATTGAAATGCTTAAAAAGCAAATTGCATATTTTAAAAGTATATGTAAATAAATAATTAATAAAATTGCTAGGAGGTGATACAGATAAAATGATACGTATGAAAGTTGAGAATAACAAAAATAGTACTTGTATGGAATGTGGTACTAAATGGAAAGACACCAGAGAAATGTTCACCATTTTACTCTGTGGTAAAAAATTAACTATCTGTCATAAATGCTTAGAAGAACTAGAAACAAAAAGCCTGCATATGAATGTGCAATATAATAGCAGGTTGAAATCACAGACAGATATTAAACGTGCTGAAAATGAGAATAGGTTATTGAATGGTGAAATACCATTCAGACCAAACAGAGAAGGAGAAAATTAAAATGTTAAAATGTAAAGTATGTGACCATGAATTTACACAGGAAGAGTTATTTAAAAATCACACAATGGTAAAAGAAGCTAATGTATCACTTATATCAGGTATAGATGTTAAATATCATGATGCTTATAATTGTCCTAAGTGCAATCACCAAAATGTGATTGATGATGTAGAAAGATTGGAAGAAGTAAACGAAAAAGTAAAATATTGTAATGATTCAGAATTGCAGAACAGAGCCAGTGGGTATTTTGAATGTTTAGGTAATTTTGATTATTTAATTTGCGAAGATGCTAATTGTGATTGTATTTTTAAAGATAAATGTTTGGAATATTCAAAATTAAAAGGAACAACGAAAAATCCGTCTAAAGCAAAAGCAAAGGAAAAAGATTTAGACGAAAAGAAATTATGTCACAATTGTATATATTCTGGAGAATCATGCACTAAATATCCATGCAACGATTGTTTTTTAGGTGATATAGACCACAAACATTTTAAAAGCAAAGAAAGCTTTAATAATAAAAGTTGCAATAATTGTAGAAATTACGGTACAACAACATTTTTGTTTTGCCCATGTGACGACTGTGATAATTGTAGTGAATGGAGTTTAAAGATAAATAAATATAGTAAAGAATAAAGAATCATGAAAAGGTCAGGAAAATTTTATAGGAAAAATGAAGCTGAAGTAATGAGGTCGTTAGGTTTAGAACCAACAAAAAACTCGGGAAGCGGTTGGATTGAAAAAGAGGACGGAAGCAACGATTTTATTTTATGCCAGTTAAAAAGCACAGATGCGCAATCAATAAAAGTAAATCAAAAAGATATTCGTATCTTAGAAAAGAATGCAAGCATAGAACATAAATATCCGGTGTTTGCAATTCAGTTTTTGAATACAGGTGAAATATGGCTGATGGCTAGACCTGAGGACTTTATGCCGGTATCTGAGTATATTAAAACAGGTGAAACAACTAGTCCAGCCATTTTGTTTGATTCAGAGGTAAAAGATACAACAATAAAAGTAAAAACAAAAATAAAAAGCAGTAGTTTAAGCAGAGAAATGTTTCATAAAGAAAAAGCAAAAAGATTTGATAAGACAAAATCAGCGAGGTAAAGCTAAGATGGAAAAAGTATCAGATATACAGATAATTACAAGTTTAGATTTAAATGGTAAGATGTACTATCAAATAAAATATATTGATATTAACGATGGTAATATGCATATAGGATATGGTTCTTATGTTTTAGATTATGTGTTGGGGTGGACAAAAGAATGTTTTGAATTTGTTCCAAAAGAAGAAGTGGAAAGACTAATAAAAAATAAAAAAGAAAAGGAAGAAGAAAATGCAAATTAAAATAAAAGAAATGATGAGTTATGGTGGGCATAGTTTGAAAGCAAATGGTTCGGTAGATTTAACATTAAAAGCACAATATAGTCAATGTGTTAATTCAATAAAATTATTGCAGCTGTTAAATAATGATGTTAAGATTCAAGTTAAGAAATCAGGCAAACCATTTAAAATTGGAATGTTTAGAATAAAAGAGGTAAAATTTGATGGTGATGGAGAAAGTACTGTAAAATTCAATACGTTATCAGATTTTGCTGAAGTTGATGAAATGAATAATTTAATACAAGCTACAGCAGATGAACCAAAAGAATTTACTGTAATGTTTGTAGCAGATGTAGAGGAAGAAAGTGAGGATGAAAAAGAGTAATGCTAAAATATAATGAATTGTCGGTGGCAAAGATAAATGATAATAAAAATATAGTGATTTCAGAATGTACAAAAAACGAAAATGAGCCAAACGGGTATACTTTAGCTCAGCAAGTAGAAGTAACTGATGGTGGCAAAAGAATAAAAGTATTTATGAAAGGAGCAATACATATCAAAGATGTTGACTGTTTGTATAATTTAAGGGATGCAATTATTCAGGCAATAGACGAAATAGAAGAAATTAAACATTTTGTATAAAACACAGACAAATGTATTGTATAAAATGACCAAAACACAAATTTTTAAAAGTTTTTTCAAAAAAAGTATTTACAAACTCAAAAATGTGGTATATAATAACATCATAATCAAACAAAACAAATACCTAGGAGGGTAAATATTATGACAAACGAAATGAAAAAATTTTTTGAAAATAATGAAGAAGCATTAAAAATGGCACAGAATTTATATCGTATTGGAAATCATGAACAGATTACATTTGCAGAAGTATTGAAGTTAGTTTATGATAAGTATGATGAATATTATAATAAATATAATAAATAATAAAATAAAAATTTCTAGGAGGAAAATAAAATGGTAGAATATAAGATTACAGGAAAAAATAAAGTTGAATGTGCAAAGGATTATATTGAGAATCATTTAGGTGAAGAGATTAAGTTTTTAAATAATGTATTTGTTAATTGTGGCTTTATATTTCATAGAAATGACCCAGTTTCAAATAATCCTATCTGGAGAGTTAATGAAGAAAGAATGTCTTTGTATTTTACTGTTGAGCAGATTGCAAAAGCAATGTATTTTATGAGTCATAGAAAATAAAGTCAATAACTAATGAGTTTACACAAATAAAAATCGGTACGGTGTTAAAACAACTGCAGGTGTTATCTGGTTCTCATTAGTTTTGAATAAAGAGTCTTAAATTTAAAAATAAAATCAAACGAAAAGGAGAAAAGAAAATGGCAACAAATTGGAAAATGAACGAAATCGTTGGAGTAATTAAAGAAGGCAAAAAGGAAAATATCCAGGACCTTGGTAGAAGGTTCCCACTTACAACCACAGCCATTGCTGCAGGTGACTTTGAGAAAATTATCAATGCTATCCCGGATTATCTATCTGTAAGGAAGATTGAGGCTGCACTTAAGGGTGAGGATGCTGACACAGATTCAGAGGTTGAGACTTCAGATGATGATGCTGAGGACAAGCCGGTAGAGAAAAAGAAGAGAGGCCGCAAAGCTAAAGTAAAGGTTGAGGAACCGGAAGAGGATGATGCTGAGGAAGAGGACGACCCGATTGCATTATATAAGGAGTGCAAATCTAAAGGCCTTAAAGTAAAGGCTAGACAGTCGGCTGAGTATTATAAGAAGGAGCTTGCAAAACTCGACGATTCTGACGACGATTGGGACGATGATGAGGAAGAGGAAAAGCTAGTAAAGAAGGCTCCAAAGAAAGCAACTAAGGCAAAAGCAAAGAAGGAGCCGGAACCGGAAGAGGACGAGGACGATGATGATTGGGACATATAGTAAAAGATGATTTTAGTCAATATATGAATCCACCAGAAACTTGAGGCTTAATTTTTTAGGGGGGATAAATACTTCCCCCTAATTTTTGTTTATTTGTAAGGAGTGATTAACGTAAGGACGAGAATTTATACAGATGGTTCGTATAGTAATGAGCACGATATTGGTACTTGGGCCTTTATAGTTTATGATAAAAAGCATATAAAAAGTTTTGCTGGAGTGAAAAAGAATGTTACGAATAACAACATGGAATTGAAGGCAGTTAATGAGGCTTTAGCATTTTCATTGTTAAAAAAATATAAAGATGTAGAAATTATCACAGATTCAGCTTATGTTATAAATGCTATAAACAAAGGCTTGCTTATTACTTGGAAGAAAAACAATTGGAGAAGAAAAGACAACGAAATTATTAAAAACAAAAAAGAGTGGGAAGAGTTTTGCAGATTAATTAATAAGCTAGAAAAACATAATGCGAACATAATTTTTACAAAAACTAAATCCCATTCAAACAACTCCATGAACAACAGAGTTGATAACTTGGCAAAACAGGAATTAACAAGATTTATAGCAAAGGGGTAACACACAATGGCTGAATATTCAAAAAGAATAATATCAAAAACTTTCAAAAACAAGGTTTCTAAAACTTGTTATTTAGAGGTTTGTAAATGGTTAGCAGTGAACATAATTTCTAACGACGATATAGCTAAGCATTGTAGTTATACAATCCAAAAAAATTATGACAATGAAACTGGGCTGTATGAATATAATATAGAGGTATATGCAAAAATATCTGAGAGAGATGTAAAGAATCACCACTGTACAATTTGTAAAGATACTCATAGTTCGTTCTTTATTTCAGAAGAGACTAATTGCAATTGGTGTAAGGTAGGGGCTTTTGATAGAAGAATAGCTGAAGAAATAAAGAAGAAACAAAAATATATCAAAGACAAAATGTTAGGAAGGGGTGATTTTTAGATATGGCTCTGAAGCTCATATTTGACCGCATAAGGAACTTTATAGGTTTAACCATAAGAAATATAGGCCAAAGATTTAAAAAGGATTTATGGACCATTTCAATGCTTCTGGTAGGGTTTAATCCTTATCTTATGATTATACTTGAGGGGTACTTAAACAAAAGGCAATTAGCAGGCATTACTTGCTTAATATTAGTTCTTGCTATGGTGTTCAGAGTAGCGGATAAAATATATAATGACAAGTATCAAGATATTCCTGTACCAAGGAAAAAGTTTGTAACAGACGAAGGCGATATGGTAACAATGGAAAATGCAGATATTCATGAGTTAATGCTTTATATGAATGACTTGCAGAAATACTTAGAAAAGGAAGGGTTAATAAAATGAAAAAGATAATTGCTAGTTGTTTGATAATCACCTGTATAATATCTTTAAAAGCAGAAGTAAAAGCTATGGGGTTAGCAGGTATTTCAAAACAAATAAGTGAATATGCAAAAGAAATTGAAAAAGAATCAGAAAAAGCAAAAAATAGAAACAGAAGAAAAGCAAGACATAATTCTTGTTGAAAGCACAGCATATTATAATTATAATAATACCACTTGTTCAGATGGAACAATTCCAACTTATGGAACTATTGCCGGTAAGATTGAATGGTTAGGCAAGAAAGCAAAATTATATAGAGTTGCTGAAGATGGTTCAATAGGTGAATTAATAGGAATATTTACTTTTCATGACACAGGTTATGGGCAAAGTGCAGGATGTGGAAATAGTAAAATATTGAAAGGTAAAACTGTAGGAACAATAGAAAATGGAACTTGTATAGATATTTTTATGAGTACCAGAGAGCAATGTGTAAACTATGGAAGAAAAAATGTATACTTAGAAATTTTAGAGGAGTGAGAAAAAGAGAATGGCAAGAACTAAAGGAACAATGCAAAAGAAATATGACCCGGATTTTATGGCAGATGAAGTTATAAGTTATCTGAATGAATGCTTAAGAAAAAAGAAAGTACCGATATTTAAAGAGGTAACTGTAAAAGAAGGTTGGGCTTATTTCTATGTCGAGAGAATCAGGCATGATGAGCGGTACCAAAGATTAGACGAAGCAATTCAAGCTTTAATGGATGCAAAAGAATATATGTTAGAGAGATTGGGGCTTGACGGGAAAATTGATAAAACAATGGCAGTATTCAGCCTAAAGCAATTAGGTTGGAAGGACCAGCAAAGTGTAGAACTTGCTAATCAAAAAGACAGTACCCTTAACGTAACAATTAAGGTGGCTGAATAAATAGATATATGCGGTAGTTCAATTGGTAGAACAAAAGCTCAAAAGCTCGGTCGCCCACAGGCTATAAAATATTGGTTCAAGTCCAATCCGCATATTTTCAAGTGTATGAGGGGGGTTATAGTTCTCCGTATAAAATATTATGTTTTCAATTACTGTTTAACTACTTGTCATGAATTAACGTTTTGCCAAATGCTTTGGTTGTCA